GTAACGCTGACTGATACTTTTGTTCGTAAAATTGTATCATGTCTGCCGGACCCTTTAAAAAACCGTAAGCCTCAACAAGGCATGCATATAACAAGCCAGAGGGAAATTGCTGACTTAAATATGTTGTCGTATTATTAGCAGATAATCCTGCTGGCTTCAAGGTATAATTTAATTGCATTGTATATGTCAAGTCAGGAATTGGGGCTAACACTATTTCATTTTCATCCCAATAACTAAAGTATTTAGGTAATCCTTGTGCATTAGAAGCGTTATATTCATTAATAAAGCCTGTATCTCTATATTCTACCACGGCATTTGGTCCAGTATAAACACCTGATGGAATAATTTGAGCTTCTCTTATAATTAAAGTTTGATCTGTTATAGTAGGTGTACTTACATAAGGTTGACCTGCAATAATAGTCGCTGTTGCATATTTTCTATTATTATCAGAATCTACATCTCTTTGAATTCTCCATTCAGCATCTAATATAAATCCATTAACAATTGTTGAAGTAAATACGTTTGAATCTACTTCTGTATAATCTCTAATTTTTTGAACAAGTTCTGTATATGTCATATTAAGCCTGTAATGTAACTGGACCTGCAGAACACTCTGCTCCACCACCAGATACATTTCCTGTTGTTGCTGTACTTGTACTTAAGAAATAAAAATAATTCAATGGGTCACTTACGATACCAGATGAATCTATTTTTCCAACTGTAATTGTAAATCCATTTGCATTTGAAATATCTGTCACATTATCAAAGGATGGAACATCTCTAAATGAAGTCTCGCGCGCGGGCGTGCCCGGGATCAACACTTCTGGTGGTCCTCTAAATCTTACAACGTTGCCAGTTGATCTTCCATGATCTTCTGAATAAACATTTATATAAGTAGAACCTGCATACTTAATTGTAGTAAATGGATTTGGTGTAAGTTCAATAATGACAGGTGGTTCTATTCTATCAGGATGAGCGTATTGTAATCCTTCAGGATCAGCTTGATGTGGTTTTGGTTCAAGTTGTGGATGCTTTGGTTCATATTCAGTAATATGTACCCATGATCCATTCCATTCTTGTACCATTTCTTGATATGGAAATCTTTGACCAGATCGGTCAGAGATCATATAAGCATATTTTCCTCTAGATAAATTTCCCATTATGCGCTCGGATAGTAAAGTTTAGGTGTTATGAATGAACTAGAAGAAGATCCATCATTTTCTAATGCTCTTTTTAATTCATCCTCATACAACATTTTCATCTCTTGTGTTCTTTGTGGTGCAAATTTTTGTGCTAAATAATAAGTTAGTCCCGCGCACATACACGGAACAAATCTGTATGGAACATTTGTAATATTTGTATAAGCTCCAACATCTTGAATTCTTTTTGCATAGTAATAATGCATAACATTATTCACCTGATCAGCGCCTGGTGTTAAATATAAAGTGATTGTAATTTTATCTATAAATCTTTGTACCCAATATTGAGTTGGTTGACCTTCTGAAAATTTTGATGATAGTGAATTGTAAGTTGATCTATCTATTTTAGTTAATGGAAAATCTGCAACTGGAACTTGTTGTGTATTTCTATATGATGCTTCATAAATATCATCAGGTCCATAAGTAATTGAATTATAATCATATACTGCAGAATTATCAGCATGAATTGCAGCTGTTGTACCATTTGCACCTCTAACACAACCTGTTATTGTATTAGCATCAGTATTAGTTCCTGTATAAGTAATTTGTTCAGATCCTATTAATAAAGTTCCTGATGTTGGAAATTGCCAAACAGAATCTAATGTAAGAGTTGTAATGGATGCATTAATTCCACCATCTAAATAACTAAAAGTACCATCTGATGTACCATCGGAACTTGATCTATAAATTGTATAAACAGTTTGACCTTCAACCATTGAAATTGAATTTTCAGCAACTTCCCAATAATGAAGTCCCCTGTTGCCCCACTCTTGAAACATAATGTTCAGCGAGCGACGAGCTGCCTTCATCTGGTTTCCTGTATTGTTTACAAGACCAATTCTTTCGTATGACTCTTCTATGATTTCATCAATAGTAAAAGTTTTTTCAAAAACTGTAGTGCCTGAAGAGGTAGCCATACTTGACTCCTACTTTTCTATAAATAACGTAACAGTTAATCCGCTTGTGTTTGAAGCAACTCCAATACCATCAACAATACCCGTTCCATTTCTTTGTGCATATAATACACCATCTTCTGGAAGATTTAATGTTTCAGTTTGTCCTGCTCCAACTTGAATTGGAATATAAACTTGTGTGTTAGTAGATGTACTTACAGTTGTAGTATTTGCTAAACCATTAATAATACAAGAACCTGAAGTTCCTCCAGCTTGTATCATGTAACCTCTTAATCTTGTAGGTCCAGTAAACAAAACTGCAGTACTAATGTCACTTGCACATATAACCGGTTTTACATCTGACTTCATATTTTTCTCCTTTTATTAAGGAGCCCTTTCGAGCTCCTTAAATTAATTTATTAAGATGATGCTACAGCAACTCTTGTATCAACTCTCAACCAAGCTGCTCCATCAGAAAATGCATAAATTGCATTTCCAGAAGCACCATTAGAAACATAAACTAAAGCTCCTTCATTCGCTGTCGCTAATAAAGTAGTTCCTGAATATTGTCCTGACGTGATTGTAAGTGTAGTTGCGTTAGTTGCAGTATAAGGTACTTTACCACCTTGTTCAGTATCGTTAGCTCCTGTTCCTGCATTTTTATTTGGTCCACCAATAATTCCATTTAATGATACTACTGGTCCTTGAAACGTTGTATTTGCCATAAGTGTTCTCCTAGTTATTTCAATATAGTCTCTAGGCCGTCGACTATACGCGTCTATATTGAAAGTTAATGTATAGTAATTAAAATATAACTGAATTTATTAAATAGCGCAAGGGGTTCCTGCATCGAAAACTCACTTTTCGGATATAAATAGCTAGTTTTTAGCTAGCTACAGAAAACTCAGGAGCAGCTAACTCTACTTTAATTTGTCTATGAGCCATTTCAGCTTCAGACATTTTAATCTGGTTAATGATCTCTTTTATCTTCTCGTCGATCCTAACCATATCAAGAGTGTATTTACCCTCTTGAATGTAGTGTTGCTCCCAATCAAGTTCTAACAACCTTTTCTTCGTGTAAAGGTCTTGAACTGATATCATCTACAACCTCCTCATAGGTTATCCAGCATTTATCTTTAGCAAAAGATCGCATGCTGTCTTTAAGTAATATACCTTTTTTTCCTATTTTGTCAAGGATAGCTCGTTCTATACTTTCTGCACTATCTTCTGCTTCAATTGTAAAATCAGCCATGTGACCATAAGCTCTAATTTTTACTTGAAACAGTTTTGTCATAATTCATTCTTTCTATCAGATTAATGGAGCCCCATAAAGGGGCCCCACTAAATAAAAAGTGCTTAAATATTAAGCAGATCCTTGTGATCCGAAGATACCTCTAGGGTCAGACCAGCCGAAGCTGTATCTTTCTCTAGCTTTGTATCTAACGTTACCTGTATCAAAATCACCTTCCATAGCAGTTTTGATAGGTGCTCTTACGAACATCTTCATACCGTTTGGAACGTCAGTTTTGATAAAGAACGCATCAGTATCAGTTAAGAAATTGTTAACCACATAACCTTGTGGAACCATTCCCATTGATCTGATCGCGTTTGTATCGTTATCAGCAGTACCAGTTCTTAACGCTGATTTCATTAATCTTTCCGCAGTGAATTGTAATTCTTTTGGAATGATTAATTTAACACCTTGAGCTGCAATTTTTAAACCACGCTCATCTGTGAACGCATTGATATCAATCAATGATTGTTCAAGAGAAGTTTCGTTTAAGTCAGCTTGAGTTGCTAGCGTGTTGCTGAATGAACCAGCAATAGTTGGGTGAGAAGAGTTTATTAAAGAAACTCCGTCGCCACCAACGTATGATGAACTAAATGAATTATTTAGTACATTCGCTGCAGTTACCTGCTTAGTGTTTGCCATAGATCTTGCTAATGCTTTTGTATATCTAGACGCAAGTCTGTCATACAAGTTGTCCTCGATCGCTTCTTCAGTGATCGCGAATGCAAGAGCTACAGTGTTATGAGTGTATCTAGCAGTGAAAGTTTCTTGCGCATTGTCAAATACAACTGCAGATCCTTCCGGCTTGATTTCCGCGTTAGCGAATCCAGATAACATTACTTCCTCTTCGAAAGCTCTGTCTGAAGTCTCTACATCGAAAATTTCAAGATGCTGATTCTCGTATCTTTTATATTCCAGGCCGAATAGTGCATTCAATCCTGGCTCTAGTTCTTTAACTAGTTGTCCTCGTGATATAGCCATAATTTATCTCCTATTATATGCCTGTAAATTGTTTATAGAAATGATTATTAACAATAGCTGTTACAACTACGTTTGTAGCGTAAGTAGTATCGTTAGTTTTCTCATTATTGAAACCTTTACTGATTCCAATGATACGTAACTGACTAGTAGTCGTTACACCTACGTTGTCAGTATCAATCTCAACTTTAGAAACATAGTTTGCTGATGAACCAGCTGTGTAAACTATATTTGCGTTTAAGAAGATATCTGCAACAGGTAGATCCGAACTAGCTTGTATTTCGTATCTCTCATAAGGGTCATCCGTCACGAAACCAACAATGTCAGAAGCCGTATTAGAAGCTGCTAAATTGTTCGCCCATGTCGGCTTTTTAGTTGAAGTATTAGTATAGAATACTCCGTTTAGTGAACCCAATATTTGCACGTTAGTTGTAGCAACTACACCAATGTATCCAGTGTTTAATGCTTGTACTGGATCGTTTTGATATATCGCTGAACTATTCGCCGCAATATTATATTCACTTAAACCTTGAG